CATTTTATAATGAAGACTTTGATAAAGTAGAGTTAGACATATGACAGAGTATGATATCTTTCCCGTGTATGAAAAAATAATAAATGATAATAAAATAACTTCAGTACATTATAACAATGGGATTAGGGAAATTAGATATGCTGATGGTACATTGGAACTTTACAAAGAAGATAAATTAATTAAAAAAAGAGGAGAGAAATGAAGATAGAACATATATTAGTAGGGATTTTATTTTTAGTAGTTGGGTATGGTACATACAATGACATACTATTAACTAACAATCAACAACAAGAGTCAAGAGATTTTACAAAAAGAATAATAAAAGCAGAATCAAATATAGGAAATTTAATAGAACATATTAACAACGATGCTATAGATATTCTTGAAATAGAAAACAAATTATTATCAGAGATAAATAATATAAATAATAAGTTAGAAGAACACAAGCATGAAGTAATAGAAATAAAAGCCGAGCCAATATCATTACCTTCTCTTGATCTTGTAAGAACTTATGATCCAGTAATTACTACGGACGTTCCTATTATCATAGAACAAATATCAGAGAAAATTATAAGTACTGCTGTTTGTCCTAGACCACACGCAGAACTATTACCTTTCTTAAAAAAAGTATCTCTTAGAAGAGACTATAAATTTAAAGCAAGCTATGATATAATAAATGGAACTGTAACAAATTTAAAATTCTCTACATCTTTACCATCTAAATTAAAAAAAGCAATAGGTAAATATTTAAATTCATTAGACATGAGTAATGATGTTAGAGATTGTTATGTACCCTTCAAACTTTTAAGAGATTAATATGGACGTAGAAAATAAATATGAACTAACATCAGAGCAGTTTAAATTATGGACTGACTTTTGTTTAGAGGCACATGAAGAAATGTATGAAAATAAAGATGCCTACATGAATGTATGGGATAGGGATAAAAACTTATTCATAGTTTATGTAGGGCGTGGTGAGCAATCAGGTCAAGAAAACTTTCTTACTAAATTGCTTGCATAATAAATTTAGCTGTGGTATAATGCACTCACTCAAGACAAATGACCTTAATATTAAAGGCACTTTCCTTGAGTCATTAAGTAGCATTAGCCCTCTAAACTCCATCCTCCTCAAGGAGCTACTTAATTCAGTTTACTGAGGTGATGGGGCAACTGACTCATAGCCCCAACCCGAAAGGGTTAGCTATGGTTTTTTAAATACTGTATATAAAGGAGAAAAGAAATGGCAGTAGTAGAAGGAACTGCGTATTGGGCGAGTATTAAAACACCTAATACCAGATTTGATCCCGTGTTTACAATCAACGTAGCTGTTGATGATGATACGGCAAATGATTTTGCGTCACGAGGACACACTATCAAAGATGTGGAAGGACAACCTTCCGTTGTTATTAAACGTAAAGTTAATGGACCTAATGGAATGGTTCGTACAGCACCTCGATTGTTAGATGCTGAGAAGAACGAAGTTAACTACTCGGTTGGTAATGGTTCTAAAATAAAAGTGCAGTACAACGAGTATGCAGGAGAGAATAAATATGGTCCTTATGTAGGTCTAGATTTACAAGCTGTCCAAGTACTTGATCTTGTTGAGTATCGCTCAGAAGATGGTGCTGAACTTATGGATGGAGAGGAATTCTAATGACAGAAGAAATGTTAGAAGAATCAAATAAACCTTTCGTAACAATAGATGATGTACAAGTTTACATAGATGACTTACCTGAAGAAGGTAAACAAATCTTTGGAAGACTTCAAAGGCTTAATCAAAAGAAAGCAAACGCTCAACTTGATGTTGAAGAATATCAAGCAGGTATAAGTTTCTTTTCTAATAGGCTTATAACATTATACAATGAAGACGAAGAGTTACCTACCGAACCAAACGAAACTAAATAGTTTCATTATATGTCCGAGGGCAAGTCGTAGTGGCTTGCCTTCATTTTATTCTGAGGAGGATACATGGAAAAAAGTAATTGGGATAAACATAATTTACCCTGCCCTAAATGTGGGGGGAGTGACCCAGTATCTACAAACGAGGATGGCTCAGGTCATTGCTTTAGTTGTGGAGAACACTATGGTAACTATCAAGCATCCCTTGATGGTAACATTGTAGAGATGGCTACACATAAAGAACCGAGTACATTTTTAAACTCATACACAGGAGTCTTTGGAGCTTTAACTGATCGTAATATTAGTGAAACTGTTGCAAAGAAATATGGTGTTCGTGTGGTTCATGACCACGAAGGTAAAGTTTCTAAACACATCTACCCTTACTACAATAGTAATGAGATAGTCTCTACTAAAACAAGGACTGTTAGCACGAAAGGGTTTACAGTTAACGGAGGTTACGAAGGCACAGGTTTATTTGGAGAGCAACTCTTCGGAGGTGGTGGTAAGTATCTTACTATAACCGAAGGAGAATGTGATGCGATGGCAGTCTACGAAATCTTTGATAAGAAATGGGCATCCGTTTCTATCAAGCGTGGTGCTCAAGGTGCAGTAAGAGATGTTAGAGACAGCATAGAATTTATAGAATCATTTGATAATGTTGTTATCTGTTTTGATAATGACAAGTATGGTAGAGAGGCTGCTCGTAAAGTAGCACGTATTATAAAACCCGGAAAAGCTAAGATAGTTTCTTTGCCTACAGGTTTTAAAGATGCCAATGCATTTCTTGAACAAGGACAGTATGCACAGTTTACTAAAGCATGGTGGGATGCTAAGACATATACACCATCAGGTATTATGGAACTGTCTAGTGCAAAAGACAAATGGTTATTCAGAGAAAAGAAAACAAGTATTGCATATCCTTGGGAAGGTTTGAATAAGAAATTATTTGGCATGAGAAAGGGAGAGCTTGTTACTTTAACAGGTGGTACAGGCTTAGGTAAGTCTAGTATTACACGAGAGCTTTGTCATTACCTTATTAAAAATACACCAGACAACGTAGGTATCATAGCTCTTGAAGAGAATTGGTTAAAGACTGCTGATGGTTTAGTATCTATAGAAGCTAACGATAGAATATATCTTGAAGAGAAACGGGAAAAGTATACAGACGAACAACTCACAGAATTATTTGATAGAGTTATTCAGAAAGATAAAGTATATATCCATGCTCACTTAGGAGCTACTGATATAGATGAAATCTTTTCTAAGCTAAGGTACATGATTGTCGGTTGCGAATGTGATTGGGTTGTTGTGGATCATTTACATATGTTAGTTAGTCAACTTACAGAGATGGATGAACGTAGAGGTATTGATAATCTTATGAATCGTTTACGTAGTCTTGTAGAAGAGACAGGTGTAGGCATGTTCTTAGTATCACACTTAAGAAGAGCAGCAGGAGAGAAAGGACACGAGCAAGGTATCGAAGTATCGTTGTCACATCTCAAAGGTTCACAAGGTATCTCACAATTATCTGATTGTGTAATAGCTCTTGAAAGAAACCAACAAGCAGAAGATTCAGAAGAAGCTAATACAACTAAGATTAGAGTTCTTAAATCTAGATACACAGGAGACACAGGCTTGGCTTGTAGTTTAAGATATAACCCTGACACAGGTAGGATGTTAGAAGTTTTGGAAGACGAAACTTTAGATGACTGCCCATTCTAGGAGGAAACATGAAAGAAATTGTATTTGATATAGAAGCTAATGGTTTAAAGCCTGATAAGATTTGGTGTATAGTAGCCAAACCCTTAGGAGAACCAGTAGTTTCATTTGGTCCTGATAAAATTGCAGAGGGTGTAGCTTATCTTAAAAGTGCTGACTCATTAATTGGTCACAACATTTTAGGCTATGACATTCCTGTAATAAAAAGATTGTGTGGTGTAGATTTATCTACGTGTAATATTAAAGATACTTTAGTCATGTCTCGTTTGTTTAATCCTGTTCGTGAAAATGGACACAGTTTAAAAACGTGGGGATATATAGTTAATATGCCTAAGGATGAACAGCCTGAAGATTGGGAATCATACTCACCTCAGATGTTAAAGTATTGTCAGAAAGATGTTATCTTAAACGAAAGAGTTTATAATAAATTGCTTGATGAAGGTAAAGATTTTGATGAAGAGTCTATAAAATTAGAACATTCGGTTGCTGTTATTCTTAAAGATCAAGAAGATAGTGGCTTTGAGTTTGACCAAGAGTATGCTATGATGTTAGTAGCTACATTAAAAGAGCGTATGTTTCTTGTTGAGAAAGAAGTAAAAGAAGTATTTAAACCTAGACTGGTTGACATCAAAAAAGTCTTTCCAAAATTAAAGAAGGATGGAACTCTATCAAAGTCAGGTCTTACAAAAGAAGAGTACGACTATGTTTTATCTTCTAATTGTACAGAGTACAAACCTTTCATGAGACAGAAACTTCAAGACTTTAATCTTGGATCACGTAAACAAATAGGAGAATATCTAACAGAGTTAGGATGGAAACCAAATCGTTTTACTCCTACAGGTCAGCCTGTTGTAGACGAAGGTTCTCTATCTAAGGTTAAGAAGATACCCGAAGCTAAGTTAATTGCAGAGTTTTTATTATTGCAGAAACGTATAGCTCAAATTGATTCGTGGATATTAGCAGTACAAGAAGACAATAGAGTACATGGTTTTGTTATACCTAACGGAACTATCACAGGTAGAATGTCACATCGTTCACCTAATGTAGCACAAGTACCTAGTATATCTAGTGAGTATGGTACAGAATGTAGATCATGTTGGATAGTTAAAGATGGTTACAAATTAGTAGGTGTAGATGCTTCAGGCTTAGAGCTTAGGATACTTGCACACTACATGGATGATAAAGGATACACAAATGAAGTTACAGATGGAGACATACACACAGCTAATCAAAAAGCTGCAGGACTTAAATCAAGAGATCAGGCAAAGACTTTCATCTATGCCTTTATATACGGAGCAGGAGATGCAAAAATTGGGAGTGTGGCAGGGGGAGGTAGAAAGCTTGGCAAAGAACTTAAGCAACGCTTCCTCGATAATCAGCCATCACTCAGAACTCTTAGGGATAGAGTACAGAAAGCGTGTAAACGTGGATACCTTAAAGGATTAGATGGTCGTAAGATATTTATTCGTAACGAACATGCAGCACTTAACAGTCTATTACAAGGTGGAGGTGCTATAGTTATGAAGAGAGCATTAGTTCAACTGTATAGTTTAATAAAGTTAAATGCTTATGATGCTAAGATTGTAGCTAACATACATGACGAGTGGCAGATAGAAGTTAAAGAAGATATTGCAGATGCAGTAGGAGAAGTAGCTGTTAAATGTATAGAAGAAGCAGGGGACTATTATAAAATGAGATGTCCTTTAACAGGGGAATATAAAATAGGAGACAACTGGAATGAAACACATTAAACAACTTGTTTTATCTGATGAGTTTGAAATTGAAGAAGATATAAATGAAGATAGTGATGATCTTAATACAAATAGAAAAGGAGACTTTGCAGAATATTACGCAGTAACTTGGTTATGGGATCAAGGATACGAAGTCTTTCAAAATTCAGGATGTACTGGTCCTATTGATATGATAGCTATGGATAAAGAAGGAAACATTTTACTTATAGATGTTAAAACAATACATCCTAATGCCAATCGTACTGGTAAAAAACCTAACTGTAAAAAAACAAGGACTGACTATCAAGAAAAACTAGGAGTTATTCTTTTAGGATTTAATCCTGAGAATAGAAAATTAAATTTTATAGAGCATAGATAATGAAAAAGAAATTAGAAAATATAGTACCCGATATATACAAAGCCCTTGCCCCTTTAGCAAAAGGTAATGGTTTAGAATTGTCCGATCAAATGGTAGAAGAATTTGGAGAAGACATGAAGGAAGCTTTGCGAGGTTGGTCAAAGAAACAACCTAAGACTAAAGATGATTTACGTATGTCTAACATAGGTAAGCCTGCTCGTCAGCTATGGTATAACAAATATTCTAAATCAAGTAAAAAAGATTTAGAATCTTCTTTGCTTATTAAGTTTTTGTATGGACATTTACTTGAAGCTCTCGTTGTTTTCTTTGTTAAACTATCAGGTCATGAAATTACTGACCAACAAAAAGAAGTTAATGTTAGTGGCATTAAAGGTCATATGGATTGTAAGATAGATGGAGAGGTAGTAGATATTAAATCTACATCAGGCTTTGCATTTAACAAATTTAGAAATGGCACACTTGCTGAACAAGATAGCTTTGGATATATGGCACAGCTTGCAGGATATGAAGAAGCAGAAGGTACAGATAAAGGTGGCTTCCTAGCAATCAACAAAGAAACAGGAGAGCTATGGATGTTCAGACCTGATGAGTTTGATAAACCTAATATTAAATCTAAGATAAAAGGGTTAAAGGCTAAACTAAAAAAGCCCGAACCTCCTGAGTTGTGTTATCAACCGATAGCAGATGGTGTTCAGGGGAATTATAAACTTCCTAAAGAATGTGGATGGTGTGAATATAAAATGGAATGCCATTCAGATTCTAACAAAGGAAAAGGACTTCGTGTTTATGACTACGCAAGAGGTCCATCGTTTTTCACAGAGGTTGTAGTCGAACCAAGAGTAAAGGAGATTACAAATGAATGGAAGAAAAAGTAAATGGATTCGTAAAAGAGCAGAGCAACTTCAAGTAGAATGGATTAATAATTTATTGACAGATGATGCAGATAAAGTTACAATGGAAACATTAGAACAAGCATTACCTGAGCAAGAATACTTTTATAAAAACGGAAGAGTGTGTTTATCTTTTATGAACCATCGTTGGGTAGAGAAAAAATTAAAAAAGAATAATAATTTAAATTTAGAAAATTTAATAAAATCAAATGCTTGAAGTTAAATTAGAAGATATTACTTTAGAAGATTTATTATTTTTATTAGGTGGTCTTGTTTTTCAAGGTGGTAGTAAAGATGATATTGAAGATGAACTTTTAGAAAAACTACACGAGTTAACATGTAATGAATTAGATATAAGAATAACAGGCATACCTGTCGGAGCAATAGTACACTAATGAAAAAAGGATATAGAAAACCACGGAAGATAAGACCAATAGAAAAAGATTTACCTAAAGGATATGATTCTAATTGGGAATATAAACTACACACCAATCAACTTAAATCTTGGTCACATCATGGAGATAAGATAGACTACACAGTTGAGCATACATATGAACCTGACTTTAGAAAAACATTTTGTAA